GTTGCTTTCCCCAAACACACGCCCGATCGCCCTGTAGATCCTATGCTCTATGTGTTTGAGGTAGCAGCCCACTCCGATGTTGTACACCGGATGCCGCGGCTGGATGCACCGCGGGGCCTTTGTAGGGTTGACCTTTTCGCATTTCACAAACGCGGCACTGATGCTGTGCTTTCGCAATACTCCCACCTCATAGTATTCTGGCAAAGCGTTTTGGTAAATGGTTTTCTTCCTCCCTCGAAACATGTCCACGAATTGCTCGGGCTCAAGTTTGGTTGGGGAAGGTCCAAATGCTTTCAACAGCTTGTTTCTGAATCCTTTAAGGCGATCATTGATGACCTTGCGATCAACAGTCGGGGGAGGTAGATACTCGTTCCCGACCTTGCAAAAGTACATACGCTCCAGGAGCGCTGCACTCAGTGTGTCAATGGAGGCATTGTTAATTTTTAGGGTGCGTAGTTTTCCACATATGCCTACCACTACGTGGAACTTGCGCACCCTGTGCGGCGCCTGGCTTCGCTTGATGATCAACCGCTCATCGATCAATTCCGAAGAATGATCGACGCCATCAAGCGTTGCCAAGCGCCCTCAACACTGACTTGGATGGCCACCAACGCAGCAATCCAAGAGGTATTTGATCCTCGTGGATGCGCTGGCGCCACTCCCCAAAATCCGCATGCTTTCGACCTCACGCTCACTAGGCACGAAGCTCAGATCTACCAACATTGGCAGATACTGACGGATGTGGGTTGGTCGGAGTCCATGTCTCACCATGACGCTGTTTGCGAAGCGCTGCACGGCTTTGCGGTTGGCCTCATTGTGTGATGGAGTTCCGAATTTTCCTTTGATCTCGGCCATGATACAGTTCATGTACTGCATCTGTTTGCCTTTGCGGACACGTCGATGTTGTGTCACTTCCACTCTAGCATGATCCAACTTGGCCACGCCACGCTTGGTGTGTGTCACTTCTTCCGCAACTTTTGCTTTGACTCCCTCTACGGTTTCCGCCACACCATCGGGTGACCCCGCGGTCAGCATGGGTGGGGCGGGCACCACTGACACTTCAATGGGGGCTTCGGAACGTTCACCCTCTTCGTCTCCAAATCCTTCCTCGAGGTAATCAGTGGCAAGTCCAGCATCAGTGTTCAAGATCTTGTCAATGGTCTTTGCACTGCACTCGTCGGTCATCCAACGATGTGCCAAGTACGAAATGGCTGCTGATGCACCAATGATGGGCAACAGGGGAAAGCCTTCCGTCAATGAGTTTGGTGTGATTAGTGCTTTTGAGCACAACTGCATTGTTGGCAGGAGGACACCCTGGGTGAGGTATCCTTTGGCAGCGCGGTAAATCTTCGTTGTCATCATGATTGGTGTGATAGAAGAAATATTTACTATTTACTCATAGATGAGGGAAAGAAACAGATTCCACTGTTTGTAATGTGCCCCGCCTTCGCACACCACGATGGCCAACTCCATGGCCCCTTTTGACTCCTATGATGGTTGGTATTATTCTGGGAAGCTCGCATTGCCCTCACGCCTACTTTATCATCGTGAAACGTCGGTTTGCAATGCCACTGGGCCACTGGTGCCCAACGTCTAGTACCAGC